AGAAGAGTGTGCTGAAGTTACGCAAGCGATAAGTAAGTGTTTCAGATTTGGATTTGACTCGACTTACAATGGATCTAACAATCGTGAGCGACTCGAGGAAGAGGTCGGTGACCTAATGTGTATGATTGATCTGCTCATCGATAGTGGGATTGTTAGCGAGGCAGCTGTAATGACATCCAAGCATGAGAAGATGATGAAGTTGCAGAAATGGTCCGCAATTTTTAAGGAAACTGTATGATCACTATAACTGGATTGTTAGCAAGACAAATAGAACTGTTAAACATAATGTGGTCTATTAATGATCCTGAGCAGTATGACATCTGGAAGTGCTCACTGCCTTTGGATGTTATGAACGAGGTAGATTCCCTGGAGACTCTGCTGATTCTAGAAACGCTAGATGCAATACCGCAAGATCTCACAGATGCAAAGAACGTGTTAAGTAAATTTGCCCTAAAAGGATAAAAAGTGTATAATATATCTTCGAAACCTAAAAATCTTGTTGCTAAAGATTTGCGCACTCCCAAGTATCGCATGCGCGTAGTGGAGTCGAAGGTTCGTTACACACGTAAAACTAAACACAGGAAAGGTGCATATGAGTCTAGGATTTCAGAGTGAGATTTATAAGAGTGGAATGCTCACCACCATTGAAGTGCACGATCATAATTATGATATCGTAGAGTTTGTTATCAAACGTAATATGATTGCAGAAGACGGCAAAACTCTAATTGATAGTAAGAACAGTATGTATTTCTCACAGAGAGAATTTAGGGATTTCTTTTCGCAATTTACAAATGCTATGCAAGAAAGATTTGATAATGGAAACCAGCGCAACTCCACAATTTAAAGAATGGCTACTAGGTTTACTTCGAGATGAAAACACAAAAGATCTGCTGGTTACTTTTACCAAAAAAGATGGTTCGCAAAGAGTCATCAACGCAACACTTGCGCAAGGTAGAATCCCGTCCGACAAGCAGCCAAAGTCTCAAACCGAAGATTCCTATTCTTCTGCAGCCTGTCGAGTCTTTGACACAGAACTAAACGAGTGGCGCAGCTTTCGCTGGGACTCTGTTGTTAAGGTAAAGGCAGATATTTGACTTTAATTCATAGTTACAGTATAATGTTAGTTCTTATGGAGGTTTCAAACCTATGAATACTGCAAAACGAAAAGCAAGAGCAGATGCAATTATTTCTGCAATGAAAGGCGATGAGCCTACTGTAACTATTGATAATTATACCGTTGATCTAAACAAAGCACTCTCGTGGTATACGGAGCATAGCGATGATAAGAAGCGTCGCAAGTATGCTATCGAATACTACGCCAAACTCGGCAAGAAAAACGAGGTTCTTGCCATCAATAAAGCAACAGACTTCGAGATTAGACAAGTGGCGATTATTTGTCGTTTGCTATCTCGCCAGCAACACATCACTGACACTCACCTTTCTTGGTTGGATAAGAATGTCAAAGAGTTGATGTACAAATATAAAGTTGTAAAGACTGCTAAGAAACCTACTGCTGTTGTAATTAGCATTCAAGATCGAATCGAAGAAACTGCTAAGAAATATGCAGCAGAAATAGACTGCGAACTCGATTTATTTGTAATCAATAAAAGCAGCGAGTTTAATGCTAAGAATTTCCTGCTGGCAAATTCAATCTCAGCACCAGTAGCAAAACGCATCGGTGAATTTTACGTTTCTACATTAAATGAGATCAACGAGGTTATCGCAGGAGATGACGAGCAACTTGTTGAAGGTTATTCAAACTTCACCAAACGAGAACTTAAAAAGTATTCTCAGTTTGTAGAGTCTATCATACAGGATTGTCAGCAGCAAGTGCAAACTGCCAAGGCATCTCGTGCACCACGTAAGCGTAAGCCAGTATCTCCAGTCAAAGTTGTGGCAAAGATGAAGTACATGAAAGAGTTTACCGAACTTAATCTCAAGTCCTGCCGTCCAGAGCATATTCTTGCTGCGAGTGAGTTGTGGGTATACAATACAAAATATCGTAGAATTCAAGTCTACAAAGCAGAACTTGATGTGCTCGGTGTCAAAGGCACTACCATCATAGGTTTTAGTTTGAAAGATTCGATGTCTTATACTTTACGTAAACCAGAGGAATTCTTCAAGAGCGCAAGTATATCCAAACGTGCATTGAATGCAGCTATTAAGAAACTTACAACTAAACCAAGCACACCGAATGGTCGCATCAATGAAGAGTGCATATTACTGGGAGCATTTTGATGATTTTGGTAGATTATAGTCAGGTGGCACTCGCTGCCATTTTGACATTCCAACGTGAACTAAAAGGTACAGAATCAGAGGTAAAGAATCTGATTCGTCATGCAACTCTATCAACTTTGAAGTCATACAAGAAAAAGTATGCCAAAGAATATGGCGAGATGGTCATCTGTTGCGATGGTCGTAAATACTGGCGCAGAGATGTATTCGAGCACTACAAAGCCAATCGTAAGAAAGCCAGAGACAACTCAGATCTAGATTGGCATCTTATCTTTGATACGCTATCCGAGATGCGAGACGATATCGCCAAGCATTTTCCGTGGCGTGTTGTTCACGTCGATCGCGCAGAGGCAGATGACATCATTGCAGTTATGACAGAGTGGGCTCAGACGAATGATCTTTACGCGCAAGGATTGATACAGGAACCACAAAAGATTTTGATTCTATCAAGCGATAAAGACTTCAAGCAGTTGCAGTTGGAGCCATTTTCTACTGGTAATGTACGTCAGTGGTCGCCAATGCAGAAGAAATATATACAGGCTAGCAAGCAGGAAGTGATAGACTTCACCATTGAACATATCGTTAAAGGTGATACTGGTGATGGTATTCCTAACATCTTGTCAAAGGATAATGTGTTTGTTGCAGGAGAGCGACAGAAACCTGTTAGTGCCAAACGTCTAGCAGAATTTCTACAGAAAGGTGTTGATGCATGCCGCAGTGACGAGGAGAAACGAAACTGGGATCGCAATACCAAACTGATTGCATTCGATAACATTCCATCTGATGTTAAAGAATCCATTCTTAACTACTACCTAAATAATAAACCCACAGGTGATAAGATGTCTGTTATGAACTATTTGATAGAGCATCGTTGCCGTTTGTTACTCGATGAAATTGAGGAGTTTTAATGTCAAAATATGTAACTGAGATGTTGGCAGAAGTTAATGATAATCCAGAGTTGCTTAAGACTACGTATAAAGGTAATAATGTTCTTAAGTTTATCTTCGAGCATTCTTTCATTAAAGAGAAGAGGTTTCTATTACCAGAGACAGATCCTCCATTTAAGAAAGATGCTGCTCCAATAGGAATGAGTCCTGCTAATTTCTTACAGGAAACAAAACGATTCTATGTTTTTTGTAGAGAGGATCTTTCCAAATTACGCAGAGAGACTCTGTTCATTCAACTATTGGAAAATGTTCATCCTTCTGAGGCAGATGTAATTCTTGCAATTAAGAATCAGAAATTGAATAAACTATATCCAAAGATTACAGCAAAGGTGGTTGCTGATGCTGGATTTATTCCAGCTCCACAGAAGAAAGAGAAAGAGTAATGCTAACAATAGAAATTACTGAATCTGCGACTGGAACAAAAACAGTTGGAGAGTTGCGCAAGTATACACAGAACACAGCAATGATGGTTCTTGTTAAAGACTTTCTATCTGCTGAGTTGCAATCAGTCATTTTTGAATGGGATGGATCCAAGTTTGTATCTCTGGATGGCAAGTACGAAAGCGACTTCCAATACACCAAAGAGTATGAGGATGCAAATGCTCCCTCTAGGCTGGTTCGAAACCCTAAGCCAGGACACTAGGAATAACCCTACTGAGTGTAGGGTTATTTGCAATAGGGGTGTTGCCTTTAATTCGCAAAAATAGTATAATTATTATGTAAACTTGATAAAGGTGATTTATTATGAAAACTAAAGTGATCCTAGCAGTTGCAATATCTACTCTGTTGGTTGGCTGTGCCACCAAGCAAGAGTCAGTTCGGGTTCTACCCAAAGAGTCTGCCCTTGAAGCCAAACCTGACATCAAGACCGCAGAAGTAACATTCCACGAAAAGAACGGAACACTGATCCTTGAGTTCGACGAGCAAGGTTCGTGGGTTCGCATTAAAACCAGTGGCACATCTCCCGTTGAATTCAATCATGCCAATGCACGTGAGCAAGCATTCACGATCGCCACGATGCGTGCCAAGCGCAATCTGGTTGAGTTCCTCAGCAATGACGTCAAGTCTCAGAAAGCAGTCAGCAATATCTCTGACGTGTTCCTCAAGGATATCGTCAAGGAAGATTCAGCAAACAGTCTGAAGTCGTTGTCGGCTGACGAGGAAGGCACTGGCAATTCATCAGAGCAGAAGTCAACAGAAAATCGCAATCGTGCTAACAAAG